ATGTAGCTGGCTATGATAGATACTTTATCCTACGTTGTGATGGAAGGTCTGCAAATACAGACACTGCTGAATTTGATGTAAAGGATAACGCAAAGAAAGGTGATATCACTCGAGCATTTAAGAAACATGCTAACTCAAAGAAAGCAAACAGGACTCTAGCAGTCAAGTTTGCAGAAATGGTAGCTTAAGTATGGAATCTCTGCGTAGCTCAGCTGGATTAGAGCAACGGCCTTCTAAGCCGTGGGTCGGGGGTTCGAGTCCCTCCGCAGAGGCCAACTTAAAAAAAGTGAAAAAAAGTGAAAATAATCCTTTACAATTGGCAAAAAGCGTGTTATAATATATTAGTAAGATGGAAAAAGAACTAAATGATGGAGACTATATTATGAACAATCTTTCTTTCTCTCAGCGTGCAATCATGGAAAAGGTTGCAGAAGTTTATCCTGGTAAGGAGGAATTTCGTAAGCCTGAACTTAAAATTATTGCTGACCAATTGGGATGCACTCACAAGGACGTCGATAAGATCTTCGATGCTGGCACCAAAGTTCGTTATGGTGTATATAACCTTGCTGGGTTGGTTATTCCTTTTGAAGGCAAATCTAAACCTCAGGAGTCAAAGGTGCCTACAAACGTTCAATCAGTTATGAACGATGAAATATTCGTACCTGAACTCGACAAGTACTTTGTACGTTGGGGTCACTTCAGCGACGTTGAGGCTATTATCGCCTCTGGCGCTTTCTACCCTGTGTACATTACTGGTCTATCCGGTAATGGTAAAACAATTATGGTTGAACAAGGTTGTGCTAAGGCGAAACGCCAGTACATTCGAGTTCAAATCACACCTGAAACTGATGAGGACGATCTTATCGGTGGCTTCAGGCTTGTTAATGGCGAAACGGTTTTTGCCGAAGGTCCTGTTATCAAAGCCATGAAGAAAGGTGCCATTCTTCTTATCGATGAACTTGATCGTGGTTCTAACAAAATCATGTGTCTTCAAGGTGTACTTGAAGGTAAGCCAGTTCTTATCAAAAAGACTGGTGAGGTTGTAACCCCAGCCAATGGTTTCAACGTAATTGCTACAGCCAATACCAAAGGTAAAGGTTCAGATGACGGTCGCTTTATTGCGGCAAACATCATTGATGAAGCTTTCCTTGAAAGGTTTACAATTACTATGGAACAACCATATCCTTCAACTAACGTTGAAAAGAAAATTGTGCTAAAGCACATGGATAAGTTTGGTAAGTCTGATGAAGATTTTGCTGAAACTCTGGTCACTTGGTCAGAAACTATTCGCAAGACTTTCCTAGACGGAGGTATTGATGATCTTATCTCTACTCGTAGGCTTTGCCATATTGTTCAAACTTTCTCGATCTTTGGTGATCGTCTTAAATCAATCGAGTTATGCGTCAATAGGTTTGACGAAGATACTAAAACAGCATTCCTTGACCTGTACGAAAAGGTAGATGCTTCAGTATCTTCCACCACTTCATCTGAGTTTGATGAGATGATGGGCAACCCTATGGATGAACTTGATAATCTAATTGATGAGGTATCGTAATGAGTAAATATAAATTCAATGAAGGCCCTCTAATCTCAGAGTTAAAAGCCTATATAGATAGTACCTATGAAGGTCACTATTCTAAAAACAAGTTTCAATCCACAGAGTTTATCATCGACTGTGGACATGGCATGGGATTTGCACTTGGGAATGTTCTCAAGTACGCCCAACGCTATGGAAAGAAAGATGGTGCAAACCGTAAAGATCTTATGAAGATCTTACACTATGCAATCATTGCATTACATCAGCACGATGTTGACCACCCTGAGTGGGAGAATGGTCAGGCTGAAATGGATTTTGGTAATCAATACCAAGTAAATAACTATAAAGTGAAAGTGAGTCCTAAACTATGAAATTGTCTAATGAAACCCGTGATGTGCTGAAAAACTTTGCTGCCATCAATTCAAATATCGTATTCAATGGTGGAAACGAAATCAAAACTGTAGCTACTGCCAAGAACATTTTGGCTTTTACTGATGTGGCTGAAACGTTTCCATCTGAAAGTATTGGGATCTATGATCTCAACGAGTTCCTCGGGGTCTTGAGTATGTTTGATGATCCGGAGTTGGTGTTCTCACCTGACTTCAAATCTGTCAAAATTCAACAAGACAGGAAGTCGGTGAATTACTTCTTCTCCGATCCTTCCATTCTTACATCTCCATCAAAGACCATCAGCATGCCTGATCCTGAGGTCACCATTACACTCACCGATAGTGACATTGCACAACTTAGAAAAGCTGCTTCTGCCCTTGGAGTAACCGATGTGGTAGTAACTGCTAATCCAGGAGATGCCAATGTCACTGTTCGGGTGACTGATGTGGAGGATGCTACAGCCAATAACTTTGAACTAAAAGTTGACGGCCCTGCAGCAACTGCACCATATCGATTTGTATTCAGCGTAGGTAACTTCAAGATCGTACCTGGTGATTACACCATTGAGATCTCTTCCAAGCTGATTTCGAAGTGGCAACATACTACTCAACCACTTCATTACTTTATTGCTCTTGAGACGAGCTCAAACTACGGAGGTTAAATGTCATTGGTAAGTAACAGTGACAGACTGGTCGTGTTGTTGGAAGAGATCGCATATGCAGAGTCTCAACTCCAACCTCACGATACAGGTCACATTCATACGTCCATTGCATGGATGAAACAAAGAGTCAAAACTATTAAGGAGAGATTAGATGGAACAGCAGACGGAAACACCGACTCTGAATATCAACGACCTGCTGTCGGTGGTTAAGATCATTGACGCATGTTCAGAACGTGGAGCATTCAGAGGAAATGAAATGGCTTCAGTTGGATCAGTTAGAGATCGACTAGCAGCTTTTGCAGAAGCCAATGCACCAAAGCCAGAAGAAATTAATGAAGATGGAACAGTTCCACCTGGCTATCCTGCTCATGAAGAAGAAATTGAAGAAGACTTTAAACCAGGCGGAACAGATTTCGACTAAAGGGTTTACAAACACATCAAAATGTGTTATAATATTATTATATTATGGAGCAAGTGAATGAGTGATGATTTTCTATGGGTCGAAAAGTATCGGCCTCAAACTATCAATGACGTAATCCTTCCTGCGGATCTCAAAGAGTTCTTTAAGGAAGTTGTCAAGTCCGGCGAACTGCCAAACATGCTGTTTACAGGAACAGCTGGTCTCGGTAAGACCACGGTTGCCAAAGCTCTTTGTAATGAGCTAAACCTCGATTGGATCCTAATCAACGGGTCAGAGGAAGGCAATATTGATACCTTGCGTGGCAAGATCAAGCAGTTCGCATCATCTGTCTCTCTATCGGGTGGCTATAAGGTTGTGATCCTAGATGAGGCAGATTACCTGAACCCGCAGTCAACACAACCTGCTCTTCGTGGTTTTATTGAAGAGTTTAGTAACAACTGCCGGTTCATTCTTACATGTAATTTTAAGAATCGTATTATTGAACCACTACACTCTAGGTGTGGTATCTATGAGTTCAATACAACGAAAAAAGACATGGCTGTACTTTGCAGTGAGTTTATGACTCGTGCCAAGGGCATCCTTGATGGTGAAGGTATTGGTTATGAAGAATCAATCCTAGCCGATATTATTATGAAACATGCACCTGATTGGAGGAGGATATTAAATGAACTACAAAAGTGTTCTGTTGTGGGGAGTGTGTCTAGGTCTGGCACTGATCTTGCTGGATCTCAACTTTTTCCAGATTTACTACAACAACTAAAAGCTAAAGACTTCAAGAAGATGCGGGCTTGGGTAGCCAACAATATGGATATCGAAAGTGCTGCTATCTTCCGTGGTCTTTATGATAATATGAATGACTGTGTTAAGCCACAGTCTATTCCACAACTTGTACTGATCCTAGCCGAGTACCAGTACAAAAACGCCTTTGTCGCCGACCATGAGCTTAACACTGTTGCGTGTATGACAGAAATCATGGCAAACGTGGAGTTTGTATGAAAATGAAAAGGGCTTGGCGAATCTGGGCAAAAACAATCGGTTCGAAAATAGGAGATAACTATGAAAGTGACGTTGCAGCTATCTTGCGTACAGCATGGGTTCTTACTCATATGGTCGCTTGTTTTTTTATCATCGCTCATAATGGCATAAAGCTAGGATGGTTCTGATGTTTAAGAAAAAAGATACGAGACCACATTGGGAAGTAATGTCAGATGATGGAATGAATAAGTTCCTGAAGTTCTGTATTGCTTTAGTATTCATATGGATGGGTTACCAAACAATTGTAGCTCTAATAGAAAGGTTTAGCTAATGTGGATAAAATGCGAAGATAAGATGCCGGAAGTTGGCGATAAGGTATGGTACTTTTTTGATATGGTGGGAAGCCACCGTGGTACCTTTGACGGATACTATGTAGACGAAGAAGGTAAAGAGTGGAAAGGTATGCATATGTTTTCTTGTGATTATGGTTGGTTGACTGGTGATGTAACTCACTGGCATCCTGATCAGGAGGAAAGACCCGATGGGCCCGTTTGATTATCTAAACGCGATTAATACTTCAAAGCGAGACATCATGGTTGATGATCTCGCCGAGAAGGATTACAACTCATTCATGGTTAATCGTGGATTGTCTTATTTCTATGACACAGTATTGCTAGCCAATGAGATGAATCGCCATCACCATATCGATAGCCGTCTTAAATTTGATTTTCTTATAAATACCATTAGGAAACAAAAGCGTTTCAGTAAGTGGTTGAAAGCAACTAAGATCGCAGATATCGAAGTGGTCAAAGAGTATTATGGTTACAGCAACGAAAAAGCCCGCCAAGCTCTCACCTTACTAAATGATGCGCAAATTGAAGAACTAAGAAAAAAGGTGTACAAAGGTGGAAAATCAAAGTAACGAGATTAAGGAGTGGACACCAGCTATGATGCTGGAAGTAACACTCAATGAGCCGGACGACTTCCTAAAGGTACGCGAAACGCTTACACGTATCGGAGTCGCTTCCCGCAAAGACAATATTCTATATCAGTCTTGTCATATACTACATAAACAAGGCAGATATTTTATTACACATTTCAAAGAGCTCTTCTTGCTAGATGGGAAACCATCTAACCTGATGGAGAATGATCTTGAACGTAGAAACACTGTGGCAACATTGTTATCTGACTGGGGACTTATCACTATTGTGAATAGTGACCAAGCTACTAACAAAGCACCACTTAGACAGATTAAGATCATTTCTTATAAGGACAAAGACAAATGGCAATTGCATCCTAAGTATAACATAGGAACAAATAAATAATGCCATGGCCTCACAAGAATCGTCCTCCAAAAGGGAGAAGAAAGAAAGGCTCTACGAAACGTAAGAACGCGAGAAAGAATCGCAAAAAATAATTTGCTTTAGCCCTTTACATTCGGGAAAAAAGTATTATATATAATAGTAGGATGCCGTTCAACGGATCCTAAATTAACCTTGCTAGTCTATAGGAGGAAACATGATGACTAACAACACATTCGCA